GTAGGGCGACCGCTCTACAGTTTGATTAATTTAATCGTTTTTCTATATTTGAATATATTTCCATACCTTCATCAGTTTTAAACCAATGTGCTAAAGCAGTATATGGGTGCTCATCAAATGGTACTGTCATTATTTTTCTGTTATTAGATCCCCATAAAAAGTTTCTTTGATCAGAAGATAATTTAATAATACCAAGTTCAGTAGCTTTAATACCAAAGTTTCTAAGTTGAACATTATCATCAGAAGCTAATTCTAAGAACAAAGCTGGATTATTACGAGCAAATACTAGTAAATCTCTTTTAAGTTCTTTAGAACTCATCTTAGATACCTCAGAGCCTTTTTCTACACGCATTATAGCTTCTGCCATGTCAATATCTAGTTCTCTAGCCATAACTATTGCATCCGCTTCTAGTTCTAATATTTCTATATCTTGAGCTGCTTCTTTGACTGGGTTGTACTCGTAATATAATTTATCTTTATGAGGATGATATATTGATAATAGTTTTTGTAAAACAGTTTTTTCTTTTGGAACAAATAAATTACCATCTCTAAAAATTATATGAGCTAATCTTTGATCGCCTTTCATTTCATCTACAAATGGTGTTATTTGATTTTCACAATGTTTTAACTCTCTTTCATATCCTTTATCTTTATCAAACCAATATACATTAGAACTTCTTAACATATAAGATATAGGTTTTTTATTTCCTTTTAAATAATATAAACGATCTTTTATTTCCCATTCAGGTTTTTTAGGTTCAACCTTTTTAGGTTTCGGTGTTTCAACAACTGGTGTTTCAACAACAGGTACCTCTACCTCTTTTTTTGTTTCTTGTTTTTTTGCCATAATATAATATATAATAAAATTAATAAAATAAAAGGCCGAGGCCGAAGCCCCGGTCTTTTAAAAATAGTTTACTTCATTAACATAAAGTTGTTTGCACCTTGAGTGATTAAACATCTTTCAGTTAAGAAATGTAGTTGCATTGCATCTAGTGCAGATGTAGCAGCGCCAACAGAACCAGTAACCCAAGTTTTCATTCTTCGGTCATCAGTTTGTGAAGCTCTATATCTAACATGTAAGAAAGGACGTTTCATGCTTTGTCCAACAGTTTGATCATAAACTGAAGAAGTACCAGCAGGTATAATAACTCCTCTAATAGCAGATCCAGCGGCAGCAGCATCGTTAATACCACCTCTAGTAGCTTTATCATTTAAGTATCTAAAGTCAGACTTGTAGAAGTCATAAGATCCACGTCTGAAACCAGAGAAACCTAAGTTTAGTGCCATGTCTTCAGAGTTGTCAAATACTCCATAAGAAGTACCACCAGCTCCGTAAGAGTTCATTGAAGCTAACATATCATCAATAGCTAAACTAGTTGATCTGTTAACAAACATCATGTACTCTTCAATAGCACCTTGCTTATCAAACTCAGCAAGTATTGCATCAAACTCAGCTAAATCAGTAGCAGCATTAACACCAGTTACACCAGTAGTAACGTTACCTCTTGATTCTACAGCCGCAAATAAACCTTCAGAACCTGCGTCATTAGTTGCGTCTGTAGTAGAACCAGGTATAATTGTAGAACCTTGAACTTCAGAAGCAGCTAAAGCAAGTTCAGATTCTAACATTGCCATTTCAATGTAATCAGTAAATCTTGATCTTGTATCAGCTTCAGCTTTTAAGTACCATAAGTAACCTGATTGACCAGTTTCAGTAGAAACTTCAACCCAACCAATTCTAGAAGCATCAGAACCTGAAACTTCGTAGTAATCTTTCATAATAATTGGTTTATTAGAAAAAGACTTAAAGTCTGGCTCATTAGCACCTCTTTGATCAGTAGTGTTATTAGTACCAGCAGCAGCCGTATAGTTCATACCTTTACCAAACTCAGAACCATAAACTAATATAGTTGTTCCTTTTGCTGTAGTATTTGCCGATAAAGCAGATTGTCCATAAGGTAGCACGTCAAGTACAGCACCATTAACAACAGATACTAAACATTTAAAAACACCGTCAGAGTTAGCAACGATAATAGTATCGTTAACTCTAACACCGTGATTAGCAGCTGTAAAACCTGAAGTTTCATCTATATCGTGTGTAATTGTTACCTGTGCGATGTTAGTCACACCAGTACCTGGATTAGCACCAGCAGTTGCTGAGTTAACATTACCTTTGTAAGATAAATGTAATCTTGATTGTTCAGACCAAACGACACGATCAGATGTCATAGCCTCTTCTGCACCAACTTGAGCAAGGAAACCAGAAATTGTTCTAGGTCCGAAAACCTCAGCTTCTTTTTCCATTAAGTCCGGCAGGTATTGTTGAGCCCACGTTACATCAGTGGTACCCGTAAAATCTAAATAATTTGTTTGTAGTGTTTGCTTCTGTGGAGAAGGAACACTATTTAACAAACTTCCTCCTGTAATTGCCATAATTTTTTATTTTAAATTGTTATTTATTGTTTTTAATTTTAAACTTAAAATCAGAAGAATTATCACCTAATACTCTTACTTTTATGCCATCTGCTGATATTTGTCCATGAGCTTGTCTTGGATTCATATTAACATTTTTAGCTTTAGCAACGCTATCTTTCATAGCATCAGCCTTACCTTGTTCATAAAAGTGTTTTGCAATAGCATCAGCATTCATTGCTGTGTATAAAGATTTGTGATAACCCGCTGCGTCTGACATTTCATTATTTTTATTCAAAAACTTTTTGACAAAATTATTAATATCGCTTTGAGTTTCTTTAACCTCTTTAGCATTGTTTACATTAAACCTGTACTTTTTATCACCGACATTGTATTCAAAACCTTTGAACTTATCGTTAAAAACATTACTTGTTTTATTTAAAAAAGTAGAAGTTTGTTTTTCTGCTATTTTTTTATTCTCTTCCGACTCTTTGTTGTACCTATTAAAGAAATCCATAGCTTTTTGTTGTTCAGGCGTAAGCTTTGAACCAGCTTTAATTTCTTCATAGTATCTGGATTTTTGCCCTTCCAGGTGGGCTCTAGCGCTGGCAACTTGCTCTTTTAACGCTAATTTTTTTCTTCGTATATCTTTATCTTCATCAGTTTCTTCATCATAAGAAAACGAATCTTCCATAAGGAAGTTAATTTCTTCCGCGTTTAAATGAGGTTTTGTTTGTCTATAATATTCATATAATAAATCTTGATTATCTAATTTACTATAATCTTGATTAAGTTTAACATAATCATTTAAATCGCCACCAGTTTCTTCTATAAAGTTCATTAACTTTTGAATATTTTCTGGCAATGGTTTACCGGTTGCTTCTGCTTCGGCTACAGCTTCTTCAATCTGCTCTTCAACTTCAACAACTTTTTCCTCTGTTGATTCTTCAGTAATCTCTTCTAATACTGGGGCTTCTTGTGTTTCTGCTTCCGGTTGTACTTCTTCTTGTTTTTCTGTGGACTCGGTGTTTTCAACGAGTTCAACCACTCTGTTGTCGTCAGCGTTATTTTCTTTAGTTTCATTTTCTTCTGGTTTACTTAAATTAACGACATAATCACCGTCTTCATTAATATTTGGTTTTTTATTTTCTTCAACTTGTTCAGTTGTTTCTTGTGTAGTTTCTTCAACTACGTTTTCTTTGTTTTCTTCCATAATATAATATAATAATAATTAATAAATTTTAACTAGGCTCAAATTTTCCAAGTCCAAAGTCACCACCTAATATATCATTACCTGAAGACTCAAAGTTTTTAGGTGGTTTTTTATTATTTCTTTGATCTATAAGTTGACTTTGTTGAGAAGCTTGCATTCTAGTTCTTTCATCTTTTCTATCTTCTTTCATTGTTTCTTTCATATCAATACTCTGCATGTTCATTTGTTGTAACTGTTGATTAATTTCAAACTCAAATTGCATTAATTTCATTTTATGCTGAACTTCTAGCTCCATTTGTTGATTTTTTATTTGAGCTTTCATTTGTTCTAACTGAGCTTGCATCTGTGTATTAGCTTGATTTTTTTGTACCTCAGCTTGAGCAGCTACTTGTTGTGTTTGCGCATTAGCTTGAGCCTGTGCTTGTATATTTTGTTGTTGCACCATTCTGTCGTTAGCCATTTTCTTTTTTCTTCTAATCTTTAAAACTTGATTAGCTAATTTTACGTTTCTTATTTCTCTAACATCTATAGCGTCTTCTAAGTCTATAGTTTTTTGCTGCAATGCCATTTGTATATTGTTTTCAAGCATTAACTTTTCTTCTTCATCAGGCTGTAATTCTAAAAATATACCAAAGTCATATAAATGTAAACTAGAAAGTTCTTCAAGAGTAGCTAAGTTGTGACCGCCTATAGCTTGCATAAAAGCATCTCTTGATGGAGAATATTCTAATATATCAGACACTCTAAGAGAAAGAGCCTCACACGTTTCTACAGTTAAAAATAAACCAGCTTGTAATATGTGTCTTGTTGCTGTATTTGAATTTGCTGCTGCTAATTTTTGTACACCTACTAAAGCGTTTTTATCTGGTAAACTACCGTCTCTAGCTTCATTTAAACCGGTTACATCTCTTATCATTTGTAGATAATAATTATAATTACCTATAAGAGCTTGTAGTTTATTACCACCGCTACCAGATGTTATTTCTTGTATAGGCACCTTGCCTGGATTCATGTCGCCTTCGCTAGTAAACGATCTACCAATTACAGATCCAGTTTGAAAGAACATGTTTAAAGCTTCTTGTGGATTATAGTTAGTTCCATTGCCTAAATCTATTTCAGCTAAACCATCAGCATCTAAATAAACGCCGTCTGGCACCATACGCGCCATAACTTGCTGTATTTTTAAATGTGTTAGCTGTATCATGTCAGCAAAACCAGTAATACGTTTTACTAATGAATCAATTTTATTATCATATATTCTAGGCGCAACTATATTATAATTCATTTTAACTTTAGTATAATCGCTTTTTGGTCTTAGCATGTTTTTAGCCATTTCCCATTTAAGTAATTTTTTAGTACCTAAAATTAAAGCGCCATCATATAAAACTTCTATTGATCTTAATAATCTTGAATAACCACCTTCTTTGTTTTCGGGTGGATCAAAAGTGTCGTCTTTAGGTATTATTTTATCAGCGCCAGTACCAGTTTCTTTTATTTTATAAACTTCGTTCATGTAAGTCTTATAGTTAAAGTATAAAACTTGTACTGTATTAACGTCTTCTTTATCTACAGAATATCTTGTGTTATAATTATTTCTATTATAATTTTTATTTTTCATTATATCTTCAAGATCTTCCCCTGTTAAATGAGGAAACTGTTTTGCTAATTCATTTACAGGTATGGACTTTACTTCACCAACATAATATATATCTTCAAAATAAGGTGAGTCAGTATAAGAGTAAACTAAGTTAGCTGGATCAACATAGTCTACAACTACACCTTCAGAAGTTGTAAAGCTAGTTTTAACAGCACCAATACCAAGCACTGTTAAATCATAATAAAATCTTTTCTTTATTAAATCATATTTATTTCCTTCTAATAAAGTGTTTATAGCTTGTTCTTCTGCTATTTCTGAAGCTTGTTTATATGTAAGCTGCATATGAAGCCCTAGCTCTTCTACAGAATCAGGTAATTTTTCTTCTTCATGAGCAGATAATTTTATACCAAAAGCTTGTTTAGAAAATTCATTTAATTCTTTTGTACGCATATCTCTCAACATAGACTCCATATATGCTGTACGCTTACTAACGCCATATGGATCTTGAGAAAAAGCTTTTATATCATACATTTTTTCTGACATACCATTTACAACTATATCTACAAACTTAGATATAATAGGCACTGGCTTCCAGTCTAAATTTAAATAGGACAAATCACCGTTTATAGATAACTCATCCTTATACTTTTGTATTGATTGTTCGCCCCTAGCATACAACCTTAATTTATGAAAATCTTTTAAATTGCTTCTATATCTATTAGTACTTCTATCTTCATGAAACCATTCCGCTTCTATAGCTTTAGCTACTTTTAAACCATAATCGTAACTAAGCTTTTCAGCATCGCTTACGGTTTGGCTTGGAAAATAACGTTTACTAGAATATGCCATATTATTTTATTATTTGTGAATTAGTTCCAGTATTACTATACTTGGAAATATTTATGTTTAATTTTGGTTTTTCAACCTTAACGTTTGGAGCGTACAAATGTCTATTATTTGCCATTATAGCTAAACCGCTACTTATAGACGCATCAAACTTTGTTCTTTTATTTATGTCAAACTTAGCCCAATCATTTAATAGCTCATTAAAATATAAATCTCCAAAACTGCCATCTTGCTTCATGCCTACATGGCTTTGTATATACATTTCAATAGCTGCTGCGTGTGCTTGTTTTATATCTTCACTAGAGTTTGGTATACCGCCTACTTCTTTTTCTGCTGTTGATAATTTATTCCAAACTTTATCAGGTCTATTCATGCTAAAACCTCTATAACCTCTTCTTCTTAAATAATATAAAAGTCGAGGCTTATTGTTCTCTGCAAGTATTGGCATGCCATAAAAAACTAAAGCCATTAACACATCTTCAAAGAATATTTCAGCTGTAGGTGGTCTCGACAAGTATTCTAAAAAGAAGCTATTCGCAGGAGCGTCCTCCATACTAAACCTGGTTAAGCCGTGTAATGCTCCTTTAGAATCACAACCAAATGCTCCCATGTGTTCATTACCAGGATATTTTATACCGTTTTTAAGTACCACTCTATTTTGTAATTGCTGAGGTGGAACCCAGCTAAGTTTAAATCTACCTTTTGGATCAGGATAATAAATCACTTGTGTATCTTTTACTCCGTTAACCCATTGAAAGTTTCCAGTAGTAACGCCTAGTGTTCTAGACATTTCTTCATTATAATCTATTTGCTCGTATATTTTTACTAAGTTAAATATACTATTTTTTGTTTCATCTCTAAATGCGTGTTCTGTAGTTCTTGGAAACTGTCTGTAAAACTCATTTAAAGCATCTTGATCACCTTTTAAACCTTCTGCTTCGTTTTGCCAGTGATCTATTACACCTATATCTATTAGTTCGCCATCTGGGGCAAACACGTCGATGTCAGGAGTAGTGAATACTGGAACTCCGTACTCATCAATAAATCCTTCGTAGTTCCATTCCATTGGGATAAACAAAGAATATAAACCAGATTTTGTCTGACCATTTCTATTTCGCTTAGTGACATCTGATGCATTGTATAATTTTTTAAAATTTTCTCCACCTTTATCTAATGAATTTGAGGTTGAACCCATCATGCACTTACCTATAATCCTACTACCTAATCGTAAACATGTTTTTGTTACCCTCCAGTTATTTAATATATTATCAGGTCTTTCCCATTTACCGCTTTCATCATGTACTAATAAAGCTAACTTTTCACCATCATAACTATTATCACCTGTATTTTTCCAGTCAATAGTTGTATCTAAACCTTGTATATCTTCTATTTGCTCGTTAGCTGTAATCTTTTTTCTAGTAAACTTACTAGCTGGTACTCTATACGCAAGCTCTGATTTTGGCCTGTCCATACCATCTTGAATAGGTTTAAAGAAAAACGGGTAGTTAATACTAATTGGCACTACTTTGTCTGTAAACATTTTTTTAGCATCAGCACCTGTTTTAGAAAGTATCCCATATCTACTATCACTCGATATAGTAGCTAAATTAACTGTTTCAGCACTACTCATGAAAGAAAAACCACTACGACGATTTTTAAGATAACACATACCATAACATCGTTTATCAGCTTTACATGCTTCCCAGAATATATAAAACAATCTATTTGCTTCTCTAAAATCAGGCGCACCTACATCTATTTTACTCCATTGTAAGTACATATAATGCGTGCCTGTTATATAAGTTGATTTACCGTTATTCATAAACCAAAAGCCTTCTTCTCTACGTTTAAACTCTTCGTCTATATAATCATACCATTTTTCCTTTTGATCTTCAGGATAAGCTCTCCAATCAAATATATTTTTTAATCTACCTAGTTCTTTTGGATACTCTATTTTTTGCCACTTGCCTTTGAC